TACTGCAATATCCATAGCCTTAACTTTTTAATTGATTAACACTTACTTTAATCTTGTTACAACCACATCATCTATTCTGCCCGCATCCGACACCGTAAATTCCAATCCCTCTTTCTTTTTCAGAACAGAAGCTGTCACTCGCACACGAGAGACTTTGAAATCCAAGTTTTTATTTGAAGTTATAAGTAAACCAGATGCTTCATCAAACTCAATTAAATCAGCATATATTCTCAGTGAAATATATTTTCTATTACCTTTGTCGGAAAGAAGTATTTTAACCGGATATTTTTCAAATCTATTTGCACGACGGTTATCAACGATGGATTTTATCAGCATATTTCATTTGTTTTTTTGCACAATATTTGCACATTTTAGTTTGCAAATATGCACAATTATACTCAAAAAACGTGCAATATACTTCAAAATGGGTCGATTATTTATATATTATTAACACACAATAAAGCCTCTAAAAATCGTTATCCTATTGATTTATAGAGGCTTTATGTATTGTGATTCGGTTGGGATTTTTATATCATATCATTTACAGCCATTTACATTGTTCTGTACAAAATAAGTACAAAACTAACTCGTTCTTTTATTTTTTTCGTAATTCAGCAATGCGACTTCTTGTTCCAGTGCATTTACTTTTCGGCTTAATTCTTCAATCTTTTTTCGCTGAAGAATATTTTGTTTTTCTGTGTCAGAAATGTTACTCATCATCTTATCTATAATTTTATATTAGATTATTTCGAGTAGTCTTGCGTTCATTATTATGCTGTTTTAATTTTGTTTAGCCATTCCAAGCAGTCAATAAACTTTATATCTTCCTTTATTGGTTCAAATAAAGGAATGGCATATTTAACCTTTGCATCTTTCAGTTGTTGCACAAACTCGCCAATGGTAATATTATTTTCTACTGCGTTTTGATACAGTGATGAAAATTTTTCTAACTGTTTTCTTATCATATTGTTTATATTGGATTATTTAGAGTAAGCGGGGTGCATATTAATTCCATTCTTGATAACCAAAGTTTCCACTGGTAATAAATTTCATGTCAAATGATTCGACTCTTTTGTTTACTTCTACTTTTTTTATAGAATAATAATAAAGAAGCCCATAAGGAGCATAATAAGCAAAAAGTATATATTTCCCATAAGGAACATCATTAAACGTATTTACCGTACTGCTTCCCATGTATTTATAAGATTGTGTTGATGTACCATCTTTGAAAACAATCGAAATTGTAGTACCATTTCTTCCAGATGCTGCATTATCTATTTCTTTTCCATTATCTTCAAAAACTAATGCAATTGCAGTTCCACTGGAAGCACTCCCGATGTCTGTACTTATATTACAAAACAGTGTTGCATTTTTAGTGGTCTCTGCTTCGTCTTTTGAGCAACCGATAGAAACTATTGTCATTATGGCTAATAAAATAATCTTTTTCATGCTGTAAATTTTTATTGTTGTTTTAAATTTTTACTTCGTTTTACTGTATGTTTAATTTTGAATGCGGCGAGGTTTAACTCAAAACTCGTTTCGGTATCGACCGTATCAAGTGCGTTTCCTATAATATCTCCAAATAATTCTTCGCCTTTTTGTATCAATGTTTTTTGTTTTTGTTCGTTTTCGTGGTCTTTCATCAGTTCAACGATTGCCATTGACATCTCTTGCATTTTTTCAAAAGCCTCAATGATGGAAATCGTAGTTTGTGTTGCCTTTGGGCTTTTGAGAATGGTCGCCAACATATAACAACCTTTTTTGGTAAATGCGGTTGGAAGTACCGTCGAATGTTTTTGTCGATTGAACCGGTGGAAATTTTCCACCAGTTCCTTTTTTTCGCTTTTGTCAAGTTCAAAAATATAACCTTCTGGGAATTTATCCGGATTATTTTTAACTGCCTTGTTTATATCTCGTGTTTCTACGTCATACAATGCCGCCACATCGCTATCCAAAATAACATTCGTATTGCGAAGTGATATGATTTTGCTGTTTACGTCTTCGGGCTTTATCAACTCCATACTGTAAATTTTTATTGTTACTTATTTAATTACCCTTTTATTATCAAAGCATTCAATAACATATTTCAATGATGAAATTAATGCAGGATTTAAAATGTAAACAACATTAAATTTATCTCCAGATATTTTATATTTTGCTGATGATTGTTGAGCTAATATACGTGTTTGCTCTATATCCATATCAGAAATACATGTTTCTTTACAAATAAGACCATCCATATTTCGTGAGTGACTTAATGGTAATTTAATAGTATCTCCATTATCCAAAAGAAAGGTAACTTCATTTGCAAACATCCATTCTATACCTTGATAAGAGAAAGAAAAACCCATAGTTTTGTTATTATCTTTTGTGAAATAAACAAAATTTGAATTTGATGTTCCGGTATTACAATCCAACTTATAGTTAATATCGAGAAACGAAGTACCAATTTTTTCAAACTCATCATAATTATCAATATATGAAGCATAATCATAACAATATACTTCTATATGATCCATACTACTATATCGAATTACAAATCTATCAAAATATAAATTATTGTATATAGTTGAATTTGTCATATAACCCAAATCACTCACAGATGTGTAAGTTTCTGAAGTTCCAAGATTTAAGTCTGAAATAAATTCTTCTCCTATATTTTTGCTCTTAAACCTAATACCTATTCCATATATATAATTTTTACTTTTATCCTCGTAGAAAAAAATATTTGATATAGCAGGATTATCTTTAATTTTAGATTTATTCTTTCTGTCTTTAGCATATTCTTTATAATCACTATTATTAGTAGAATATCCGAATGGAAATGTCTGTATGATTCCATATTTTTTCAAAGGGGCAAAATACAAATCTTGTCCATGAGATAATATAGAAACAAATAACAGAAGTAACATTATCTTTTTCATACTGTAAATTTTTATTGTTTATAAATTAATTATTTTTATGTTTAACTGTATGCTTTACATCACCACAATAATATATCTGTTTTAATAAAAATTTTACACAATAGATAGTTTATAGAATGCCTACTGGTGAATACTCTCCGGTCAGTTCAACCTTGCTTTTGATATTCGAATAAGGTACCCCCTTTTTGAGGTCTAAAGAATCTTCTTGAATAAATCCTTTTTGCAATAAAGCATCCATCATTCTTTCCAACAAACGACTATTTCTGTCTGCTGTTTCTACCATTTTTTCAATACTTTTACTATTACGACCATTATCTTCAATTAAACTATCTATTTTTTCTTTTAACCAATATTCTGAATTCGTTTGCTTTGCACATTCGGATGTAGATTCTTCAACATTCCCACCAGTTAAGTTTGTATTGGAAAGATTGCCATCACCAACTACGACATCACCACGAGTCTTTATCATTTCATCTTCTCCTGAAATAAGCCAATTTATATCGTATTGCGGATATTTTAAAGATATTGCTTTGGCAACATCCCCTGATATATTTTTTGTCTTTTTACTTTGAATATCAAATATTCGTTGATATTTAATACCAATATTTGAAGCGAACGTAGGTGCTTTAATTTGGAGTTCAGCAAGTATTTTTTCTATTTTTTCTTTTCCACTCATGTTTTTATAAGATTATTCTTATATCTTTGCAAAAATTTAATTCAAATTGTTATGACTATTATTAAATCAATCGGAACGATAGAAAATGACTGTCTTGTAACAAAGATATATGTATTTGGTATCTTGATTTACAAGTCAATAAAGCCGATTTATGAATCTTCATACAGAGTTTAAGGTAATTCGACAGGAACATTGAATTTTATTTTAGTCATTGACCTTATTTCCGTCTCATTCGTTTTATTAGCGCCCGCACTAATAACGCTTAATAAAACTCCTATTCCTTTCCCCTTTGTATCTGTTGAAGTATCCGTTAATGATACTTCAAATTCAACATCGCTCTTAGAATCAGTAGTATTGCCGCTATGAATCCTTGATTGAATTTTTGGATTAATTTTTCCGCCAAATTCTTCAAATTTCGGTTTAGCACCGGAAACCCCCTTTGCGATTTCTTCTAACGTGTTTGTAATAAATTCATTCAATTCCATAAAAATATTTCGCTATTAATCTTTTTTAATTTGCACGGAAATTATTCCTCTCTTTATATTTTATTTAAAATCAACTTTTTATAAATTTTAATTCAAATTATCATGGTAACAATAGTTTTTACATCCGTTAGTACGATTCTTTTTATACTTTCTGCATGCATAATTGTTTTTATGACGCTACAAGTAAAAATCATGAAGTTGAAAAGAGCTTTTATTACAGCAACAATAATGCTACTGTCAAAAAGAAAATCTTTTGAACCGACTGGCATTAAAGAAGCAGACCGTTTATTTATTGAAATCCAAAAAACCCTGTCATCGTTACCTACTGAAATTGAACCACATACTATAGTAGATTCCGAACGATTTAACTTATTAATAAATAAGTTAAAAAACGGCGAATGGCCTACTGAGCAAGATTATTATTATTCACCCGAACAAATTGAAGCTGTTAAATCCGTGTATGCGGAACTAAACCGCGAGTTAGATGACCACTTCTACTACTACTACAAATTCAGATTACTATCAGGTGCATCTTCCAAGCAAAATACCCAAGACCGCACTGGTAGCGCCTAATATTGCACTGACTATTTTCCAAAACCTTAGTTTCTTTTTATACTCCAATTCGTTGATTTTCAAACGTCTTAGTTCCTCTTTTTCTTCTGTCGCTTTGAATTCCTTCATATAGCCTCCATTGCTGTAAAAAGCATAACCATCGGGGGAAATCAGAAATTCATCTCCTCTTATCCATTGTCCATGTTTGTTTTCTTTCAATACAGCTCCTAATTCCTGAGCCGCAAATTGCTTGCTTATGAATTCAAAACTCCCGGCATTATCTCTGCCGCCCTTCAATATCAAATCTAATTCCTCTGCGAACTTTTTATCCATAAAAATATTTCTCTATTAATCAGCCGTTTATAAATTATTTTCAAGAAATACAAGAATTTTCTTATAAATTATTTTTTAATATAAGAATATTCTTATATCTTTGCATCGTCATTCACTTTATAAAGTTATAGAATAGACACTGCAAAGATAAAACGAGCAAATGTAATAAAAAATAATCAAAAATGAGTATTAAAATGGAAGATTGGAGAAAAAAAATCAAACGAGGCGATGTAGCGGAATTATGCCGGAGAATAGGAGTAACTCCAACAAATTATTACGAATCACAAAAAGTTCCGCAAGAAAAATGGACGTCTGCAATGTTCAGATTGAACATCGAATTGAAGAAAATGATTGAAGAACGCGAAAATTTTATCGCAGAAACAATATAGTAAAGTCATGTTTACGAAACGAGAATATCAATCATATATGCTTTGCGGAGCAGTCGGTTTTACTCCCGAAGAAGCTGCCGAACGGTTAAACATCGCAGCAAACACTGTTAAAGTGAATATCCGAAAGGTAAAGGAAAAAACCCATTGGCATAAGATTTCTGAACTCTCGGCAAGCGCCGTTTGTGAGTATCTCGGAGTAGATTACTCAAAAATTAGGCGTGAAATTCTTGAATCTGTAAAAGTAAGTATAATGATAATATTTCTTCCATTTTTCATAAGTCAGATAGAAGATGAGATGCTGATTAGGAGACGTATAGCAAGACAAAATATAAGAAGAATTGAAGAAGTGTATAGAACGGAATCAACAATTTAAAAATGGAAAAGACATTCACACAGGTAGAAGCGGCAGTGGCACTCGGATATAAACATCCACGCTCATTGAATAGGCTGATAAAAGACGGTCGGCTTGAATGTATAAAGATGCCGGGAAAACACGGCCATAAACTTTTCAAAGAAAAGCATATTACGCGATTTCTGAACTCATTGGAAATATAAGATGGTGTAATGACCATAGTATATATGTAAGCAAACCTCAAGCCCCGAAAGCGTTCGGGGCAAATTTTCTAAAAACAATCATCAACTTTCAGCACCCAAGCAAAGCGTTGTGAGGGGTAAAACGGAAATAGTCAGGCGGCTTATAACACAAAAACAAGCATGAAGTTGAAAAAAACAAAAACAAATATGAAAGCACATTTATTAATCCAATTAATCTGTTCGATCATCCTAATGGCGCTATCTGCCGGAATGGTCATCGGAGCATTCATTAACGATTCAATTGTTCAATGGAAGGCGTTCACAATCTTTATGTTTATTTTCTGCATTTTCTTTATCAAACAATCCCGTAAAGAATTAAAGCAATGAAATATCATAGTTATAATCAAAAAGGATTTTTAGATTCAAATTCTATCAGGACTTGTGCAAGTTTTCATGCGAAAATTCTGCCTGATTTTAGGGCGATATTCAGAATTCATGATTGCAATAGTGGCATAAGAATTTGGAATGATATGAATAACCCGGAAGAAGTTAAAGAAATGATTAACAAATTGAGAGTACTTGGAACCTCAGCTTTAAGTTTTGCAAATTTTATAGAAGATAACTACTTAAATGAAACGCCATGTTCGGAATCAGCATCATAAAAACAGAAGAACTCCAACGTCTCCGTGATATTGACGAAACGTTTGTATCGAGAGTAAGAAGTAAAGATGAAGAATTAGAATCTCTTAAAGTGAGATTTAAACAATTAAAAATCAAAAGAAATGTATTACACTAATTTTGAAGAATATGAGAGGCTTGCACTACAATCTGAACATGAAAGAAAAGATTATCGATGTCATGAGTGTAATGATTGGTTTGAAGAAACAACCACTTTCTTCGACATGGAAGAAAACAAAGAAATCGAACTATGTGAGGATTGTATAGTTTATTACAAATAACAACAAAAAACAAATTAACATGAGTACACAAATTCAAATCAAGGTTGAAGAGCTGAACGCTCTCGTTCCTACAAAAATCGTGGAAAATCCACAGGTGGAACAAAAATTTGTACAAATGTACAACGCCATCTGGGGTAATGAAGTGGGCGAACAAATTTATGCTCGCGAAAAATTTAACTTCAACAAACTGCTTACGGAAAATCCCTCACTGCAAGAGTGTTCTAAGATATCACTATTTGGCTGTTTCCTGGATATGGCGGTAAATGGCTTATCATTGGACCAGACCGGACGCCCCCAATGTTACATGATATCTCGAAACGTGAAAGTGAAAAACGGCAATACAGAAACGTGGGAAAAACGCGCTCAAATCCAAGTATCAGCTTATGGAGAGGTATATATGCGCCAACGTGCCGGGCAGATTAAGTATTGCGATCAACCTGTTATAGTTTACGACGGCGATATATTTTCCGTTGGATTGGAAAATGGCGTAAAAAAAATAACCTATCAAGCAGCTATTCCGAGAAAATCAAACAAAATCTTAGCTGCATTTATCCGCATCGTTCGTATTGATGGCTCGGAAGATTATCATTGGATGATGGAAACAGACTGGTTGCGACTTGCTTACTACTCCAACAAAAACAACAAAAACCAAGGAGCCAATGCCCTGTACACATCCAACAGCGGACAAATAGACCAGGGATTTCTCGAAAACAAAATCACGAAACATGCTTTCGATGTTTACCCGAAAGTTCGCATCGGAAACTTTACGGCGCTTGCCACTTCCGAAGAACCGGAGCCAAAAATTGACTACGGCATTGAAGAAGCAACAGCAGAAGAAGTAAAAAATGGCTTCGACGAACAACCGACACAAACACAACAGTTCATACAGCCGAATGTAACGTCGTCTGATGAAGAAGAAGGTTTTTAGATTAGTAACAACAAACAATAAATCAAAATGAATACAGAAAATCAATTAATCAAGGTTGAAGAATTTACAACCATTCTTCAAACAGCTCCCGATGCACTCGCTACCAATAAAAATTCTGTGGTTCGTTGCAACGATGCAGGAAAAACATTGCTTGATACTATCGAAGCAATCGGGGAGATAGATAATGACGAGTTGGATGCGAAAGTCGCTGAATTTATCGAAAAGGCAAAAATCACGGTAAAAAAGATGAACGACCGCCGTTCTCCACTCACACAGCTACTCACGCGCATATCAAAGGAGTTTACCACATTGGAAAACGAAATCAGTTCAACGAACAAGGATTCCGCTACTGCACGCCTGCAAGTGTACCGTAACAACTATGCGGCTAAAAAACTTGCTGAAATACGAAAAAAAGAGGAAGAAGCCCGCAAGTTGCGCGAAGCGGAAGAAGAGAAAAACAATTATCGTTCACATTTGATACTTGGTTTAGAGGAATATTATTCAAAATATTTCAATCGCTGGTCGGAACAATTAATATCTCTGTATAATAATATCACGTTGGAAAGTTTCGACAGCTCCTCAAGACAAATAAATGATTTTGTAACTGTTTATCCGGTTAATGAAGAATTTTCCAAATTTAGTGATAATTTCTATGCCGTACACATCACAAATGAAGATAAAACGGCAATCAAAAAAGAAATCATTCCCGGCATAATGAAAAACTGTGTCGAAAAATATGCAAATGATATTTCAGAAATCAAAGACAGTTTGCTTATAAAGCTTCCGGCACGTAAACGAGAACTTGAACAAATTGAAGAACTCCGAAAACAAGATACCGAAGCTGCCAAACGTGCCGAAGCTGCTGCAGAAGAACGAGCCAAAGAGGAGGAACAGAAGCGCGAAGAAGAACGAAAAAAGCAAGAAGAAGCTGCGAAAGCAAAAATCGAAGCATCAGTACAACAGTTTGATATATTCTCGTCATTCAACGCGGTAGCTGCTGAAATACCTACCACTACTCCAAATGCCAACGTAACGAAGAGAATCATAATAAACAATGCCAAAGGATTTATGGAAGTTTATAAGCTTTGGTTCCTTGGTGAAGGGATAAATATGTCTCTTGAAGAGTTGGAAAAGATACACAAGAAATTCATCACGTTTGCCGAGAAAACGGCCAACAAAGAAAAAGAATTTATCAAATCTCCATTTGTGGAGTATATCGAAGACGTAAAAGCAAAATAATATGGAATCGTACTACAATCGAAAAGAAGTCAGTAATTCCGACCTAACGGAACTAAAAAACCTGCTTTATCCCCAACCTCAATATGGGGATAAAGAGCAGGCTTTTAAATTCGGAACGTTAGTCGATGCTCTTATTACTGAGCCTGACAGAGTAGACTTGTTTAACTTCCGTGTCGATGATGTTCAGTATATTGAAGATGATTTCTGCTTAGCCATTGAAATGCGCAAATCGCTAATGGCAGAATCAAGAAAAGATAAATTCCTTGACAGTGTACTCAAACTTTCCGAAACACAAAAAACGAGCATACGACAAAAACAGGCATTCAATTACTCCGGTTTCGATTATATTCTCGATACTCGTTGCAAATGGGATTGGTTTATCGGCACGATGAATTTTGGTGGCGATTTGAAAACTACGGCGGCCACATCACAAAAAGAGTTTGAGGAAGCAGTCGATTTCTTCGATTGGGACAGGTCAAGAGCATGGTACATGGATATTGTAGGAAGCGATCGTGATTTCATTTATGCCATATCTAAAAAGAACTGCAAGGTGTTCAAATATTTTATTAACCGGGGCGACAAAACATACCAGCGAGGGAAAGAGAAATATAACGAACTCGCCTTTAAATATTGGCAATTAATAATTTAGAAAATATGAATCTCAACATCACACCGACAGACGAAATTTTGTCAGAGTTACAAAGCATTGACAATTTTCTAAATACCACAATGAGCGAACAGGTAGAGGAAGCCGTACAACGTGGAAACGATTTAGCTGTATTTATTGCTCGCAGTGGAAAACTATTGGCAGATACCAAGTACCACCTGAATGAAAAAATGAAAGATGAGATATTTGAAACGCTTCAAAAAACAGCTAAACAAGCAGGCGCCACTTCCACGGCGATAAATGCTATTATCAAAAGCCTTTGCAAACAAGAACAGTATTTAGTTGATTGGTGTGAGAGAATAAATCGTTCGGCAACACATCAGTTAGATTGGGCGAGAACAATTATCAGTAAAGCAAAAGCAGAGATGCAATATACATCAAATTATCAAGAATTTTAAAATTATGGAAACAGCAAAAAACACCATTCAAAAAGCTAAAGTAAAAGACTCAAAGCTCGAAGTAATTTATGAGGAGTATTTTTCAGATGAAAACTATTCAAACACAATCGACAAAAAGTGTGCACAAATTGTTCATGCAGATTTACAGTCATCGTTAGACAGGTTGAAACCACACCTCGCTTGCATCTGTGAGATGCCGGAGGGAAACAGAATAAAAGGCATATACGATTGCGACCTTGATGATTTCAGCAACTATGTTGTTACCGGTTACTCACACGGAGGCTCCGATGAATCGGCAGGCATTACCATTATAGGGCAAAAGCTGTTGAAATCGGGGAAAGTCCTCAACCTTGTTACTCCATTCATTCAATTTGAAGATACGGACGCTTACCATTATTCCGGAGAATTGTGTGCCGACATGGAAGCGTGCGATTGCGAAGTCAAAGAATATCTGTTTAACGAGAAATGGGGTATCAAACAACTTAGCCTTGATTTCGACGAACCGGAAGGCGCATCGACCCCAGCTATTAGCATTGAAAAGTCGAAACGTGGCAGGAAAAAGAAAATAGAAATATTAGAAGAAGCAGTATAACGCCTTATGACAATCACAGAGGATCCTCGCGGTTTTTATCGTATCTCTTTCAAATATCAGCCGAAAATTATCGACCAAATTCGCAAAATTGATGGCCGGAAATTCAATGGCGCCACCAAAGAGTGGACTGTTCCGAAATCATCACGCGAACAGTTGAATCGTTTGGCTGCTTATGTCAAATATTTTCAAGAGGTTGAATGGTTGGATAATGATATGCAAAAAACCGACGAGGACTTGGCTTACAGTTTACCGGAGCTAAAACCGCTCGAAGTTCCGCATGGATTGAAAGTACAGCCATATCCTTACCAATTAGAAGGCATCAATCGGGGATTAGAGTTAAAGCGCTTTATTAATGCTGATGCCCCGGGGCTTGGAAAAACTTTGCAGTCAATAGCTACTGTCAATCTCGCCAACGCCTTTCCCTGTTTGGTTATTTGTCCGTCAGCGCTTAAAATCAATTGGGAACGTGAATGGACGAAATTTACGGACAAAAAAGCGATGGTGCTTACAGATAGTGTGCGCGACAGTTGGCCATTCTTTTGGAAAACAGGACTGAATCAGATTTTTATCGTCAATTACGAATCGCTGAAAAAATATTTTGTTCAACGCATCAAAAAAACTGAACGATGGACTTTGAAAGATGTTGAATTCAAGCAAACTATAAGTCTTTTCAAATCGGTAATCATCGACGAAAGCCACAAATGCAAGTCATCGGCTACCCAACAAGCGAAATTCACAAAAGGCATTTCAGCCGGTAAAGAATGGATTGTGCAGCTTACCGGTACACCGGTGGTAAACAAACCAAAAGATTTGGTTGCGCAACTGTCTATTCTCGGTCGTATGGAAGATTTTGGCGGTTATAAATACTTCGTTCAGCGATATTGTGCCGGACCAAACGAAGCAAGTAATTTGAAAGAGTTGAATTATAATCTTTGGACTACATCAATGTTTCGGCGCGAAAAGCATAACGTACTAAAGGATTTACCGGATAAAGTACGCCAAACACTTATTTGCGAGATTACCAACCGTAAAGAATACCAGGATGCTGAAAAGGACTTGGTTTCTTACCTCGTAAAATATAAAGACGCTACTGACGAAAAAATACAACGGGCGCTTCGTGGAGAGGTTATGGTGCGTATCAATATCTTACGGCAAATTTCCGCTCGTGGAAAAATAAAAGAAGTGGTTGAGTTTGTGAAAGATTTTAGAGAAAACAATCAAAAAATCATTCTCTTTTGCTCGCTTCACGAAGTTGTCGACGGACTAAAAAAAGCATTCCCTACAGCTGTATCCGTTACCGGTCGCGATAACCAGGAACAAAAGCAAGCTGCCGTTGATAGCTTTCAGAACAACCCGAAAACGGACATTATCATTTGCTCAATCAAAGCTGCCGGCGTTGGATTAACGCTCACTGCATCATCGAATGTTGCGTTTATTGAGTTCCCCTGGACTTATGCCGATTGTGTGCAATGTGAAGACAGGGCGCACCGTATCGGACAAAAAGACAGCGTTACATGCTATTATTTTCTCGGAAAGAAAACAATAGACGAAAAAGTTTACCAAATCATTCAGATGAAGAAAGGAATTGCCAATGCCGTTACCGGAAGCACGGAAGAAATCCCGGAAAATATTGTCGATTTGGTTGCAAATTTATTTAATGGAGAAGGAGACGATATATGAAACAGATAATTGCAGGACAAGTTCCGAGCAAAAGTAATTCTTATGAGATAATCACTTTGAACCGGCACGGAAGTTTAGCAAAAACACCTGCTCTGAAAAATTACGAGAAGTCGTTTTATCTCCAATGTAACCACTATCGAAACAAGGAAATTAAAGGACTATTTGAGCTTCATTTAAGCGTTTATAACGGCTCACAACGTCCCGATTTAGATAACAGCTTCAAAGTCGTTCTTGACTGTTTACAGAGTTGCAAAGCAATCGCAAATGACAGAAATTGTGTAAAAATACTGGCAGAAAAGTTTGTAGACAAAAGAAATCCGAGAATTGAGTTTGAAATAATTGAAGTATAACCAAAAAAAACAGCCGACAAATAGAGTTTTTTGCCGACTGCTTTGATTTCGTTAAACGAGAGAATAAGCACAACAAATTTAATGAAATAAAAGCAAATGAACAAAGAACTTGAAAAATATATCGGAAAGCGATACGAACGGTGGCTTGATTATGCTTCTTATCATTGTTCTTGTGCCGGAATTGAAAACGAAGCTTCTGATGTACTACACGAAGTCTTATGTGATTTACTGAACAAACCTCCCGGAAAACTATCAGAACTGTTGCACAAAAAATCGGGACAATATACTGAACTCGACTTTTTTGTGCTAAGAATGATAAAGTTAAATGCAATATCGGATACATCACCATATCGACACAAATACAAACCTATTCCGGTAGATGCGAATGTAGATTACAATCACTTAGATATTGAAGATGTTACTGACGAAGAGCGAGACTGCACAGCTGATATACTCGAAAAAACAAATATCGTTCGAAAAATCCTTGATGAGTTATTTATTTCAGAACACGCAAAATCTGTATTTCGATGGCGTTTCTTTTGTGGCGAGAAATTTTGTGATTGGACCGGGCAGGAGTCAGAAAAAGAATTGTTTGACTGCTACTACAAAGTGGTTAATTTGATTAAAGAAAAGTTGAATAATATCAGTCTATTTTAAGATAAAATCATGAAAATAGGGCTTATAGATGTGGATGGACATAATTTCCCAAATTTTGCTTTAATGAAAATTTCAGCATATCATAAGGCTTGCGGAGATGCTGTTGAGTGGTACAATGGAATCGAACACTACGATGAAGTGTTCATGAGCAAAGTATTTACTTTTACTTCGGACGATCAAAGCATAATCAAAGCGGACAAAGTATTTAAGGGCGGAACCGGCTACAACTATGACAATCTTCCTATTGGTATTGAAGCATTGAATCCTGATTTCTCAATATATCCAATGTACAATGATGCCTACGGATTCATCACTCGTGGATGTATTCGCAATTGTCCCTGGTGCATAGTCCCCAAGAGAGAAGGTAAAATAATGCCATACCGGGATATTGAAGAAATATTACAAGGTCGAAAGTCAGCAATATTAATGGATAACAATATTTTGGCTTGCGATTACGGACTGGAGCAAATAGAAAAGATAATCAAATTACAGTGCAAGGTAGATTTCAACCAAGGATTAGATGCCCGGCTTGTTACCGATGAAGTTGCTAAAATGCTTTCAAAAGTAAAATGGATCCGGAATATTCGTTTTGCCTGCGACACTCAATCTGCCGTGGCTCCTTTTCTTTCTGCCCTCAAAAAGCTAAATAAATACGGCATTAAGAATCACAGAGTATTTGTTTATCTACTTGTTCAGAATGTTGACGAAGCGGATAAAAGAAGCGAGATTATGAAGAAACTTGGTGTGAATCCATACGCACAACCGTACCGGGATTTTGAAAAGAATATCGAACCTACCGAGGAGCAAAAGAAATTCGCTCGATATGTGAATAAAAAAGAGATATACAATTCAACAGATTGGAAAGGCTATAACAGTTCAAAACGGACAGTTGTAATAGACGAAAGACAGTTGAATTTATTTAATTAATAATTTTTATACTTATGAAAACAATTAAAAAAGTAGAGATTAAACCAGTATTTGTGGAATGGATGCCTGAGCCAGAAAATATGGAGCAAGGAATTTTATACATTTCTAAAAGATGCTTAGCTATTCATTTATGCTTGTGTGGCTGCGGAGAACAAGTCGTAACTCCATTGGATGAAATAGTAACAGAATCTGAAAAAATCGTAACAGAAATGCCTCCGGGCGGTTGGATTTTAACAGAAAAGCGTAATAAAATATCTATGACCCCTTCGATTGGAAATTATGAGTTTCCGTGCAAATCCCATTATATAATAACTAACAATGTAGCAAATTTTGTATGAAAACAAAACGATTTGACCCGGTAATATATCCGCAAAAATTATGGATATGTGTTAAGAAAGATTTTAAGAAATTAAATGGATTATTTTCTGATGTTGATGATAATACTGATTTAGATTTTGGAAAATTTGAAAATTACGAGGCGATCACAATAAATGTACTTGAAAAAGAAACAAAAGAATTTGGAGTTTTGATAGTTTTTAGACCAAAATACCTTAATTGTAAGACAATAGCACACGAAGCATCACACGCAGCTGGATATATGTTTCATCATATAGGTGCCGATATGAATTGTGGCGAACCCACTGCATATTTAATTGGTTGGATTGCAGATTGTTGTTGTAAACGAATAAAACATAAAAAGCATGAAAAGAAATAGACTGTATTTGTATGCTCCGTTAAATCATAATCCGTATACTACAAGAGCAATTGAAAGTATTCGTTGTACGAGCTATAAAAGAGCCAGAGAGATAGCCAGATCAAGAAATATTTCCCGTGCAACTTGGTGTGATGAAAATGGTCGCATTTGTAATGTTTTTTGAAAACACCACTTCCGTTTATATTTTAATCGAAAAAGCATGAATGAAATTAAGTTTGATTCGCGAAATTACCGTATTCACAACGAGAAAAACAAGCGAGTAATTCGCAAGAGTTTGGAAAACTGCGGCGCCGGTCGTTCCGTTTTATTGGATAATGACAATGTATTGATTGCCGGAAATGGTGTGTATGAGCAAGCACAGGAATTAGGACTGAAAGTCCGTGTTATCGAATCCGATGGAAAAGAACTTATCGCAATCAAACGAACCGATTTATCAACTGAAGATGACCGAAGAAAAGCGCTTGCTCTGGCAGATAATCATTCATCTGACATTTCAGTTTTTGACATCGAGTTGATCATGGAAGACTTTTCGGCTGATGATTTGGATTTGTGGGAGTTCTCAATCAATGATTCGGATTTGAGCGCATTTATTCCAAAACCGGATGAACTCACAGCGGAAAAGAAAGATGCGCCGCCAACAATGAAGCTCACATTTAAAAGTCTCAAACAAATGGATTTGTTTGAACAGGAATTGAAAACCATTATTGAAAAATACGAAGGAATGACCTATTCTGTAAGTTGTGGGGAAATATAATCATGAAATTAGAAAAAGCATCAGGTAAAGCAATAAGATATGCTTGTTTGAATTATCATTATTCAAAAGCAGTTCCTCAAATTCGATTGGGATACTCTGTTTTCAATGATAATGGCGAATGGTGCGGTGTTATCTTATATTCAAACGGAGCAAATCCACGTATAGCACAGGAATATGGTTTAGTTCAAGGTCAAGTAGTGGAATTGGTACGTGTCGCATTAAACGGAAAGCAAGAACACACCTCCAAGGCTCTTTCTATGTCGTTAAAACAACTTCGGGCAGATGCCCCGGCAATAAAAATAGTTGTCAGTTTTGCAGATAGAAACCAAAATCACATAGGAACTATTTATCAGGCAACAAATTGGATTTACATTGATGAGCGCTCAAATGAGAGAGGCATCATGCTTCATGGAAAATTGACACATAGAAGAAGTGTTGGCAAAAAATATGGAAATTCCGGCATTGAATGGATTCGACAAAATGTAGATAAAAATGCCTATGTCGTAAAGGGAGAAACAAAAATAAAATATGTTTATCCACTTGACAGGAGAATGGCAAAGCGCCTGCAGGAATTATCAAAGCAATATCCAAAAAAACAATAACTTTGGTGGCGAAACTAATTAATAAAAGTACGCCATTATGAAAACATCAGTATTTATGACTTACAAAGAAGTAATCGAAAAGAGATTAGCTCGCAAACGTGAGCAATTGGCGGAACTCGAAGAGCAAATAGAAGGCTTGGCAACTCCGCAAGACAAACGCAAGTATATTGAGTTGAAAGCGGTTGTTAATGAGCTTGAAAATTGTATCGACATTGCAGAAGTGATGTTGAAGTTGGAAACGAATAAAGAGGAATGAGATGAAAACAAACATCATTATTACGTTACTTATCCTGTTTGTTTCGTTACTTGCAGGCTGCACATCACAACGAAAGAGTGTGATTAAATCCGATGTAAAAATAGAGGACAACACAAAGGCAAACATCACTTCTGAACAATTGGAGAGTAGTACCAAAAGTTATTATGATTCTCTTTCTAAAGTAAAAATTAGCTCTTTTATCGAAAATTACATAAAAGAAGTTAATGCGAATATGAGCAAAATAGAATACGACACAGAAAAGCCTGTTGATGTTACCACCGGGAAACCACCTATTAAATCGGAAACGCTCATTGATTTCAGTATGTCGGAACAAAAGCTAAAAAAAGAAATTGAAGAATTAACCGGTACGATTGTTCGGAAACATCAGGAAAACGACAGCCTACGAATTGTCAATAAGGATTTGTCGGAGTACAACATAAAGATACAAGACAAATTAGAGTCAACTGAAAAAACATACCGGCTTTCATTTTGGGATAATGCTCAAATTTGGCTTGGCAGGATTTTAGGTGTTATTCTAATTTTAGTGTTGCTTTTTGGACTAAGGAAAAAATAAATCTAAAATACAGATATACAAAGTTTGGCGCTTGGCAACGACAATTGACCGGTATTTTTTGCAATTTTTTAACGGATATTTTTTGTTAATTCAGAAATTAGTTGTATCTTTGTATTAGATATCGAAAGATATTTAGCGATTCTACGGATTCGCGCCCGCAGGACGGATTTCCGTTACTGCTCATAAAAATAGGGGTGTAAAAGCCCCTATTTCTTTTTATGAATTAATCTTATTTTTCCTTTCTCATAGACCCACACTTCGTCTATATTGTTTTTAAAGTTTTTATCCCTTAATCTGTTATATATATTCGTTAAAATGTAACGATCGCTACACCCTTTGTTGTTATTTATAATTATTCTTGATGACTGTTTCAATCCTTTTGAAATCATATTGGATATTTTTTCTTTCCGGAATGGTGGTAAGTAACTTTCATATTCATAAAACACACCGTTAATAATTAAATCGGGGCATTTTCTATCATATATTGTTCCTATCAATTTGCCGAACACTTCCTTATATTTCTCATCTTTGAAATGTATATCAGTAGTTATTTTCACATCATCTCCTTTTTGAGCAAAAAATCTTGAAATAGAAATTAAATCACTGTGGTCTTTTTTCTTTTTGTATCCATCTATTATTTCAATTTTTCCGCTGTTTGTGAATTTTTTATACATATTAAATACCGGTTTTTGAATTTCTTTCATAGAAATTCCCACAAAATTAATATTTTCTCTCAAAAGATACGGTAACGTACCACCATTATTTGCCCTTTCAATTCTGTCTTTGTAATTAGCAATCCACTCACGCGCTTTCGGCGGTATATCCTTGATTATTTCGTTTTGCGGAATTTTATCATGAAGAAGAAAATCCGCAAAATCCTCATGCTCCATTACGATAGGAACTGCAAGACAAATACAGAATGGATGCCACCCTGAAAAGATAAAACCTTTCGGATATTTCCCTACCAGCGCATCACAAACAACGCAAGGACGACCATTTCCAGACCGCTTCACTTCGTAACCCAAAACAAAATCAAGCGACTTCCACCGCTCGCAATCACTCACACGATAACCCATATTCGTTTCGGTAGCAGCTACACGCAAGGCATTCATTCGAGAACTGCGATACACACCTTGCCCGGGATTATAGCCTTTCATCGGTTGAGATGGTATAAGTTCTCCCTTTTCATTCCTAATACGCCTAAAACGTTTATCCGGATTCTCTAATAGCTGCCGGAAATCACGACCGATTGCTTCGGCGCTTCTCCCTGTCGCTATTCCACTTTCAAGAAACAGTTCAACGTGTCCTTTGGTCTGTTCAGTTATCTTCCATACGCGATCGGATAAATTCATACCGTTATCCACACGATTTTGCAACGTTCGTAATCCGTCGAGATTTCGAGAAAACATTCCCTCTTTCGCAACATTCGAGAGCGCCATTCCTTTGATGTATCGTTCAACTAACTCATCATTTTTTACGGTAGCTGATATCCATGCCTTTTCCTGGTTTGTCTGTATTTCAGATGTAAGCGCCTTTTTAAGGTCCAACAGGCGCAAGTCAATAAAGTGTTCAATCCCAGAGTTTCGGACCCACACACTATTACGATTGTTTGCATCATGCCACTTGCGCATTTCCGGAGCAATGGTGCGAACAAATTCGTTAAATATAGCATTTACCCGCTTCTCTTGAACGAGCAAGCGGGTAATGTGTCGTTTATCGTGAAAGGATAATTGATCGGAGGACATTAGTCAAAATTTAATCCTGTCATTTGATTGCGTTCGCTTTCTTCTATAGCCTCAGTTTTCATTCGTTCAAGCTCTTTTTGAGCATCTTTTGTAAATGGAGAACGAGCTGTGATTGTTTCTTGACTGTTAATTGGTTTATCGCCGTTAGCTTTTACGAGCACATCGACAATTTCTTTCAAATCGTCTGGCAGAACAGTTGAGAATATTATTTTTGGTTTCGCTTTCTTCAGCGATTCTTTATGTTCTACATTCGTTACGTTTGACATCAATGCACGAACAACAGAAACAGAGCGTTGCACTGCCGGACCAAATATTTCCATTCCTTCGGCAGCTTTCACGAATGCCTCTATAAACATCAGCTCAATAGCGGATCCGGAAAGTGAGCCGATGCCCTTCATATTATTGAAACTCAAATCAGGAGTTGACGAGCCGGAATAAATTTCGTTTCTCAAAGTTTCAAGTTCCAACTTGATACTGTCTATTGATTGCTGCCAAACCAAATATTCAGCATCACCGTGATATTCTTTGCCACTTTCTTCATCTACCTTCATAGGATAAGATATTTGTTTCCCAACCGTATTTTTTGAAGGCAAAGAGCTTTCACCAAAGTTTTTCAGTATCGGATCACCAAAATAATCGTTTGTATCAATCAATCGGCTTATGCGGTTTTCGTAATAGTCAATTGAAGAAGCAGAATCTTCCCACTCCGGCTCATCCTGTTCGGCATACACTACCGTTATTTTTCCGGCAAGGTTGGACTGTGGATATTTTTCAACTATTTGCCAATTTCCTGAAATATCAACGTACAAATATTCTTGTGTGGCAGTTTGAATCCATAAGAAATCGTGTTCCTCTCCATCGATATATACAGCCTTGTAAGTGCGCGTGAATGCGTCCATATCACCGTATTCGTCAAAGTGTGGAAAAAAGTCTCCATTTTTGAGAGATAGGATTTTGGATTTTATTTCTGTAATTTCTTTTCCTTCATCGTCTTTTCCGGGACGTGGGTAAAAGATAATAGCGCCTTTGGTTTCGATTTTTACAATACGAGCCAGTTGATTAAAAACTGACTTCATTTTCAATTTATCATCGAAAATTTCTTTGAACAGTTGAGCTCCATCGCTGTCTTCTGTGAATGATATATTCATTTCACCACCGAATAAAAATGCCGATGCGATGCGAACAATTCGTTTTGGAATATTTGTGTGTACTTTGGCAACTTTCACAGGATTTGTGCCTATTTTCTTCGGAACTTCTTCTCCGTCTTTATCAATAATGGTTTCTGTATCGGAAAAAATATCAATATTTTTGTCTTCACGATTATCAACACTTTCAGCTCGACGGCTTCGAGCACCGCCATATTCCGCAACATATTCCTCTCTATTGCGTTCATTGCGTGAGTCTTTGGTCAATATATCAACCGCTTTCTTGAAATCTTTTAATGCCAATATTTCATCAATGGTCATAACCTTTTTTCGATAAAATATAAAAATGGCGTATTTTTCAATTAGTGGAAAAAGAAATCCCCGCATGACTTGACGCAGGGATTTGAATGTTAAGACAGAGGAATTTATTTAAAAATATTACTTTGTTAAAACAGCAATGTCATTATTTAGTTTCATCTTCTTTTTTTAAATATTCGGATATTTTTGTAACCAACTCCTCCTTATTGTTAATATTCACAAGAACTTTGCTTAAAATTTTAGCAGTTTGAGCGATTTGTGCCCTTTCTTTGTCTTCTGCTTTTTCATAGACACTTTTCAGTTCTATGACGCAGATAAAAATTGCACCTAAAAATGTCAGTATTGGCACATCGGGAATATGCCTACCGACCTGTATATTGATATATGCAATTGTTAACATTTGAAGTACGTCAATAATTGTTATCACAAAAAGCATATTGAAATACTTTGCTATTTTATCTACTGTTCGGCGTAATCCTTCAGATGAACGATATTCACCGCGTGTTTTGGCTTTTCTTATTCCAGCCCAAAGGTCAAGAAATATTGCAATTAACACGAGAAAGTATATAAATGCAAGCATAATGAGAATTGGGAAAGTTAACCTTAACAATTCAGCCAACTCCATGTCAAAAAGTTTCATAATTATAAAATTTTAAATTAAACATTCTTCTATATAATATATAAATCTTCATTTTTTTTGGAAAAAAATATTTCATTCATGCGAATAACCTTCTATTTTCCAAGTAATCCAAATTTTCCTCATTTGTATAGGCCAAAATGAAAAACGATAAATCAAATAGTCACTATCTCAAAACGAAAAACAGAAATTTCAGAAAAACACACGCAAAAAAATAGTGTTCAAATACTTTTTTAAATAGCATTAAACACTGCAAAATAAATGTGTACTTTCCGTTTTTAAGAGGCTTTCCTATATCCAGACAAAGAGCCTTTTGTAATTATTCTTCGGCAATCTTCCGGCTTAACACCTATTAAAATCAGCCGACTAAGTAACTCTTTATTAAAATTCAATATCTCAAATACTGTCATATCCAAATGTTTTTGTACTTTTGCATCGCCAATCGCATATTTGACGTAAAAAACGCCAGAAGCGCGAACGAGAGGTTTTGCCTCCGGTCGTGCGCTTCTGGCGTTAAACGTTTAAAATATGTGATTGGCGTTACTTATTTTGACAGCGGTCGGGGGTTTTTCGTTCCCCTTGCTGATTATATTCTATTCTAATACAGCTTTGGCTTGTACTTTACAAAGCTCCCGGTAATCTTGAAAATCATTCCAGTTAGCAATGTATTCATCGGAACGTTCGTGTTCCGGTTCTATCAGGGAGACCAGGCGATTCGACTGTATCGCACTTTCTGCTGAAGCATCGTATTGCTTACGGATAAGTCCGTTGACAAACTCCGGATAAGTAGCGGATTTTGCTTCAACCAGGGTACCTCCGTCTTCCATATCTCCTGTATAAGAGTAGCCGGGAATGGGAGATGATTTTTCGTTTTCTTCTATTTGCGGAGTATATTCCACGTTTTCTTCATTCAAATAGAGCAAATAATGCTCGTTGTCGTACTTAATAAAAGTTCTTTTTTCGCTGTAAACTTGCTTGTTCATGACTTTTTGTTGTTAATAATCGGAGTCAACAACGTTGTAAAAACAATTTCCTTTGTCCCCGATCGGTTGTTTAATAATTTTTGCCTCACATTCGCACGAAGGTTGTAGACCTCGCACTCCTTTAGTCCATTATTGGGTCTTCCCTGAAGTAGCAGAGAGGAGATGAAAGCATCTCACTCCCATACAAGGACGCATACCTCGAATCCGAGTAAGATGCACCCGAAAGTAAGGACGCATGTGCAGCACCACCCGCCACACGAACACGAAGACCCTGGGAAGTATCTGCATTAGTATAAAATTGATCAGCATAATATGTTGACGAGCTGCCACCGATGAGTGTCGGAAGGGCGCAAAGCCTGTTCATACTTATTTTCATAATATACCCTATTGTCCGCGGACATTCAGTTGCTTTTAACAAGCCGGCTACCGAAGCGTCGTTATAATCGGCATACAAACTTGGTGCGACATAGACTTCTGTTTTTTCGGCGCCGGCATTAATTACTATGCCGCGAACACCTCTATACAAGTGTCCGTAAAAGTTTTTAAGTCCGAAAAATACCGGGATTTTGGCAGCATAAACCGTCGTAGCTCCGTTTGTAATGTTGTAAGAAGCTTCGCCGCAAGCGTCTGCCAATTCAATGCCAGCAGAAGTTGGAATAACCGGATAAGTTCCGTTAAATCCTGTCCAATCCGGCATGTTCGTAACACCATCACCAAGGCCGCCTTGATACAACCCATTGGCATCTTTATTGACATTGAAAGCAGTTTGAATGTTCCGTGTCCCAAAGATTATTCGGAACAAATATTCGGGAACTGCCTGTGCAACATACCAATTTGCCTCCCAACCTTCGCCGCGTTTGCGAGCGTAGGTTCCGAAGGTTTTTATGGCAATCATCGTTGCCGGTTTACCTAATTGCGTTTTATAGGTAGCATCCAATGTGACGTCATTGTTGCCTCCACGATATTTCGCGGCATTGTTTACCACCGAACACAGTATCAGATTATCTCTGTCAACTACCCCGGCGCCAAGAGCAGATGTTCCGCCTTCAGGAACATAATAACACTTCTTTCCAGGTATGGGCGACAATGACACCGCTTCATACCAGTAACCCCCTTCCACCCAGTTGGCATAATAGTGAGCATTCCAGCACCACATATACTGTCCCATTGAACCGTCCAAAGCTGCTACACTTCCATCCGTAAATTTGTAATGGTCGGTTGGAGAAAGTTTACGGCGCTCCCGGTTATCCAATACCAGATAACAACCCAAACCCAAAAGTGAGGGAAGCTCTCGCAGGTAGTCAAGATTACCATACGCCTCGCCAGTAGGAGTTGCCAAGTTTTCATTCCACCGGCGACAGGCATAGCCTTTATTGTTGAAAATACTGCTTGGAAAAAATCCGAACTGGTTCCCTGCGGCATTTTTACCAAATATCTTATCCGCATCGCCAAGCGTAGTAAAATCGAGTAAAGTGTTTAATTCTTTTTTTGCCATGATTTTTATTTTTAATTAGTTCTTACAAATATTTCAAAAAAGCAAACTTTTTGCGCGTTTGAACATAGTTTGAATAGCGTTCAAACGTATAAGCTTCACGTTCAAAGGATATATTATGATAGCTTTTTCTGCCATATCTAAACAGTTTAATCAGCCATTCAAAAAGATACCACAGATAAAATGGAACATACCACAACTCTTTCATTTGTGCCGTATGGATGGATTCATGGCGGATTGTGCGCTCGCTAATAACTTCACCTTTTCGGGCGAAGATTATGCCGAATAGATTAATGGCTGTAAAACCTTTAAATGGTATAATGTTGTTGTAAATTGTTTTCATTTTATTTATTTTTTAATTCTTTTAAAAAACAGTAACTTAAATACCTACTTTTAACGTTTCTCCATCCCGCCAAAGCACTCCAATATTTTGTCCTGCAGGTGGTCGAGATATTGGTAAATTTTTCATTGTAACTCCACCCCCTTGATATGCTGTAAATGATATATCAGTCGTTCCATTTGCAAGTTTTCGATATAATGTCAATTGCAATGGAGAAACTATAGTATTCCATTCTTCGCCACCTGTACCAACTTTTGTTTTCATGAAAATTCTGGCAAATTCATGATTTCCTGTAATTGCATTATCAAATGTTATATTCAATATTTCATCACCTACTGCATTATAAATAGTGATATTTGCATTTGCATTATCAATTACAACACGCCTGCCACTTGCAGAAGTTTCAAACTTTCCTCTATAAGTAATATTTCCGTTTGCATCCCAAACCACATTGCCATTTGCTAATTGCCCGCTTCCATCTTTATTTAAAAGTATTTTTCCATTTGCAATTGAAATTTTACCGTTAAATTCACCATCAGTTGCTTTTATATAGCCTTTTAAAAAATCAATCAGGATATTAGGATGAAATGTGCCGTTTTCATTTCCGGCGGCATCTTCCGAATAGGCGGTATAATTATTGACTGCCCCACCGGAATTGTTTACGCCCCACTGACTCATCAGTTTATTATTCCAAAATACGCCGCCGGCAATCAAGGCAAAATTTGCCAACAATACTTTGGTAGCAATTACGTCATATTTTCCAAGTGTATGCCAATTTACTTCACCGGCTTGAGTATCCGCAAGAGGATTGCTGCCGCCGGTAACACTTGCTTTTTTCGGCTCGTAGGCATATTCATTATAGACGACATAATGAATGACATCGTCAGTTCTGATGTAAGTTTCCAGATTGTTCCATTCTCCACGGAAGAAGTAAATAGCTCCTTTGGCTCCGGCCGGGCCAATGGCGCCGTCAAACACAGCCTCAATAATTATTTCGCAAACGGTAACATCGCTGTCATCAATTGCTCTTAATCGGTATCGTGTGTAGGTACTACTGGTGCCAATTGTTATCATATACCGCTTAGAATATATTGTCGCAGCCGTCCACGATGTTCCGTTATATCTTTCCAGTGAAAACCGGAATTCATTACAATCAGCCGTTACACCGGAACCTACTTTCTTTTTACAACTTACGTTAAACGATGCTGTATTGGTAACTTTAGCTGTGTCGTAATGAATAATTGGCGTATCGGTTTCCATCCAGTACTGAACGGCGGCATCGCCATCTTTTCCATTTTGACCGTCTTTACCATTCGACCCATCCGTACCGTCAATAATGACCGGAACTCGTTTTGAATCCAGCAAGTCAGCATCTAACCACGTAGAATTATTTACAAATAATTGCGCATCGACCCATTCGGTAGTGCTATCAATGGTATAAGACTTGGTTGTCCAGTTGATAGAATTTTCCCACGAACCATTACTTTTCCTGACTCGCATTTTAACGCCGCTGTTATCGAATGCAGGTTGAGTTTGTTTACCGCCTTCTACTTTATAGACAGAAAAAGTAATAGTTGAAGGGGTGCAAACACCGGCTTTACTTTTCTTTACAATATCGACAGACGGAATGATACGGTAAACGACCGCCTTTTCAGGGTCTTCCTTAAACGAAATATATGCAACTCCTTTTACTTTCATAATCAGTTGGATTGTGCTGTAATAATCAATGTCATATTTCCATTGGCAGCAATGCCGTGAGCATAAGTAACAGCGAAGTTTGCCCCGGCGCCGGCGGCAATTTGCTGATACTTGCTGTTCGTCAGCAAATAAGAGAATGTAAAACCGGCAACAGGCGTCATGCTTGTATCGCCACGCTTGCAAACTTGCGGATAGTAGGTTATCAGTTTGTTAGCCGAACTGATTTCTTCGTCTCCGTCCGGATTGGGAACAACAACCAGCGGATCGGTTTCGTCATATACCGGTATGGTTGCGTTTCCGACCGTACTTCCCGATATAAAAAACTCACATTTATACAGTTCCTGCGTGTCGATATCGGTAGCCGTTACGGTAATGGCTTTTGTTGTTTTATTGATGTCAGTCCAAGCGTTACCATTTGCCTTGTACCATTTGTAAGTTACACCGGTAGAAACATCCTGTCCGCCGCGTGTCAACGAAGCTGTCAAAGTTAGCGAAGCCGTGTTGCTGTCAATTACACCACCGTCATTGACTGAAATATAACCGATATACGGATCACCTTCCACTTCCTCGATGCGGATGTCGATAGATGCGGAAACGGCAGAGCGGAAGCCTGTGTCTACAGTTGCGCTGAACTCAATAACATCCGCATTGATATTTCCTGCTGATGCAAGGTTTTTGCAAATAGTCAGAGTCGGAACGAGCGTGTCGCCATCCACTTTTTTACTTTCTTTTTTGAATGTCCCGGCGGCAATGCTTCCCATGACTGTTGACAGATTGCCGGTAAACGGTATGACAGTTCCGTTGTATTTCCATACTTCGCTTCCGGATTCAGGCTCTATCCGGGAATCAGTCAAGCTGCTTCGTACAACCGGATAAATGGTCGGCTGATTAGCCGCCTGCGTCCAGTCCGGAGTAACAACTGTTGTTCCTTTTTTCAAATATTGCTCAAGCGGCATTGTTGCCCGCAGGCTTGTATTGATTGTGTCGCCTTGTTTTACGAATGTAATCGTGGCGCTTCCCTTTACTGTACTCATGTTTTTTGAATTAAATGATTAAACATATTGCTGCAAACAATCCACCGGCTATGGTTACAGCCCAATCTACCCAATCAAAACCTTTGTAAACTACTTGGTCTCTGATTTCTTTTGCCAAACCGAATAGGAAAGTAACTCCAAGTGATAACCATAGAGGGAAAAAGATTTGAAACAACAGGCAGATAATCATGCCTGCCAAGAAATGATATACTTTATCATTATTCTTTGTGATTAAATTGATAATTTTTTGATACATGACTTTATTTTTTTAATTGTTTTAATGCTTCTGTTTGTGTTAATATTTTGCCGCCGAGACGGGATACTTTTTCTTCTAATGTTTCGTCAGGCTCGCCAATGGCTGCCAAATCACTTTGATTAAGAATTACATTCCCTTTTTTGTCGACCTTCCGGTATTTTGCCAAACCTAACTTTTCTGCTTCCACATACGGAAGACTTATATATTTAAAATCCATATTTTTAATATTATAGTGTTAATATTTCGCCATTGATTGCCAATGTGTCGCTTCCGATAGTTACCGGGCCAAGTGCTTTTTTTTCGTCTACCTCAAAAGCCAAATGTGCGCCATTTTTATAATCATTGCGAGGAATAATCGCTTCAATTCCGTAGCCGATCACTCGCCAGTTCGCACCGAACACCTGACTTTTCAAACTCCATTTTAAGTCAAATTTCTCGATAGGATTGTCGACTGTTTTTCCTTTGGCAGTTACAATTCCTTCGCTTTTGATTTCCAGAGCCAGCGGGGAAACCTGAGAGGAGCCATTTACAAAATAATCGTAATCCCACTGCGAGTAACAGCGATTAATGGTTGTTTCCTTTATTTGACATTTGAGGGTAGGCTGTGCGGGGGCTACCGTATTAGGAGCGATATATTCCGACTTGCAGCGAATAAGCACTTTACCGTCAATATATCGCGGGTCGATTGTTATTGTTGGAGTATTTTGTCCCGACTCATAAAAAAGGTCTGTTTCCGGATCAATTAATCGTTCCACTTTGTTTTCGACTACATACCACCAAAATGCGCGACGTTCCGCTCCAACTTCGTTACCTGCCAAACGCAATATTGCGGTAACCGTTCTGAGTCCGGATTCGGTTAGCGGGTCAAATGTCCAGCTACCCGGCTTATCTAATTCGAGCGTTACCGGCATTTCCAAAAGCGAAGTAGTGCTTAATGTTTTTGTTTCGTGAACTCGTATAACATTGCTTGTTCGGGGGTCAAGATAGTTAGCCGTAAAAATCAGCGTGAGTGGAGACATATAAGACACGTTCTTGCTTACGATAAGCGCACCATTTGAGCCTATCTCGTAGCCGTTTTGTCCCGAAATAATCAGATTGGCCGGCGCTTCACTGTTTTCGTACCAACGAATATCTACAAGGGAAGATTCGTGGTGTCCACTTTCTATTACGCTGTTGTTGTCTTGAATATAAAATGCCGGTTCGATAACCAACGGTGTAATCTGCCGGTCGGGAATATAAGTGTCCGTTTCTGCCGAATGCACCTGAAGCAAAGAGCCGCCTTTAACCACAAGGCTAAATGCTTCATGAAGCGGATCGTACTGTATGTTAAGTTTTTTTACTTTTTTCATCTTAAAAACTGATTGATTCCGTTAATAATAAATTGCCGTCTCTCACATACGCCTCGCAGGTAAATACTCCGCTCACTCCATTCATGTCGGCATCCGTAATATGCACCGATTCAGCGTTGCCACTGTGAGTGTTGTTCCATATTGTATCGCTCACCACATCGCCGGTTGTGCGCGTCCATTTCCAGTCGACAGCCAAAATACTCGCTGTTATATTGGTTACACCACGTTTGACAACAGCTATTAAAGTTGTATCCATTCTTCCCCACAGGAATGATTCTCCGTTGGTACTGTAAATAGTAAGTGTCAGTTCCGTATCTCCGGCAACAAGCAACCAGTCTGTCGAATTATATGCCGGTCGCTCGGTTGTTCCTTCATTAATACACCGGTATTTGCAGGAATCACAATAAACTTCATCCTGATACTGCGTATTGCACAGGTATGGATCCTGTGGATTTTCAGTCCACAAACCTCTGTCCCTGATAATTTTTACCGGATTGCCCTGGTT